AACAACTGGACTAACTACCAGCGGTGGCCCAATCACCACATCTGGAACAATTACTCTTGCAGGAACATTGGCAGTGGCAAATGGTGGTACTGGTACTGCTACGCCTAGCATTGTTGCGGGAACAAACGTAACTGTTACTGGCACATGGCCTAATCAAACAATTACGGCATCTGGCGGTTCTGGCTCAGTAACAAGTGTGGCGGCAACAGTACCAGCCTTTTTGTCTGTTGCGGGTTCACCAATTACAACCAGTGGCACATTAGCAATTTCTTTGTCAGGTACTGCATTGCCTGTTGCTAATGGTGGCACAGGAGAGACAACTTATACAAATGGTCAATTGTTGATTGGTAACACCACAGGTAACACGCTTACAAAAGCAACATTGACTGCGGGTACTGGCGTAACTATTACTAACGGAACAGGCTCAATAACAATTGCGGCTAGTGGTGGCACTGGCGATGTAGTTGGGCCAGCATCTTCTACTGACAATGCAATCACAAGATTTGACAGCACCACAGGCAAGCTAATCCAAAACAGCTTGGTGACTGTGGCTGACGATGGTGCAATTACTGCCCCGCAAGTTGGTTCTGTTATTCCTTTCTACTATGCTAACCAAGCGGCGTTTCCCTCTGCCGCTACTTATCATGGGGCATTGGCGCACTCTCATGCAGACGGAGCAATGTTCTTTGCTCATGGCGGTGTGTGGGTCAGGATTATTGACAATGGTGGGCCACTTGGAACACCAAGTAGCGGTACGCTAACTAACGCAACTGGGCTTCCGATTTCTACTGGCGTGTCTGGACTTGGAACAGGTGTAGCAACTGCTTTAGCTGTAAACGTAGGTTCTGCTGGCGCACCTGTTGTAAATGGTGGCGCATTAGGAACACCATCTAGCGGAACAGCAACTAACTTAACTGGTTTACCATTGTCTACTGGTGTAACTGGAACGCTTCCTATTGCTAATGGTGGTACAGGTCAAACCACTTTGGCGGCTGCAAGTATTGTTACCTATACAGGCACAGAGACACTGACCAACAAGACGCTGACAAATCCAACAGTTACTAACTACGTTGAGACACCATTCACAGCTAACAGTTCAACTGCTATCACGCTGGCACTGACCAATGGCACAGTTCAGATTATCACGCTCACAGGCAATGCAACCATCACTATGCCTACTGCTGTGTCTGGTAAGTCATTTACGTTGTTGCTAAAACAAGATGCAACTGGCTCACGAACAGTGACATGGACAACAGTGTCATGGCCTTCAGCTACTGCCCCAACAATTACCAGCACTGCATCCAAGATGGACAAGTATGTGTTTATCAGTGATGGCACATATTGGTACGGCGCTACTGCTGGTCAGAACTACACATAAGGATAAGAATGTTTTCATCTAATCAGTCTAATGCTGCTGCTGCTGCTGCTGTTAACTACATTGAGGATATGTTCTCGACTTACCTGTACACGGGTAATGGCACTACACAGACCATCACCAATAGCATTGACTTGGCTACTTATGGTGGGTTGGTTTGGCAAAAAGATAGAACAACTGGTAGTACTGATGGTGTTGTGTGCGACACAGCAAGGGGTGTAAATGCTTTTTTAAGAACAAGTGGAACTTATGCTTCTGTAAATAATGGTGGTACAGATGCAGTCTATGCGTATAACAGTAATGGATTTTCAACTGGCTCAACAAATGGTTTTAATATAAATTTATCTGGTGATGCTACTGTCTCATGGACATTCCGCAAGCAACCAAAGTTCTTTGATGTTGTGACGTATACGGGAACAGGTTCTAATACAACAATTGCCCACAGCCTTGGCTCTGTACCCGGTAGCATCATCGTCAAGCGCACAGACACCACAGCAGCTTGGGCTGTTTACCACCGCAGCCTTGCAAATACCCAATACCTTGTTTTAAACAGCACAGCAGCAGCAGCCACAGGTGCAACTTGGTGGAACAGCACAACCCCTACATCCTCAGTCTTTAGCTTAGGCACTGATGCAACTGTTAACGCATCAGGCGGCACATACGTTGCCTACCTATTTGCCCATGACGCAGGAGGATTTGGCCTTGCTGGTACGGACAATGTGATTTCGTGTGGGACTTTTACTACTGATGGAAGTGGGCTTGCAACAGTTACTCTTGGATATGAGCCTCAATGGACACTGCAAAAAAGAACAGATGCCACTGGTAACTGGTTTATTTCAGATGTAATGCGTGAAATGACAGTTAGTACTGCCGCTCAATTATTACGCCCAAATCTTTCAAGTGCGGAATCAGCAGGTGGAACAATTAGTCCTACTGCAACAGGGTTTACTGTTTCTGGATACAACGCTTCATCAACTACTATCTACATAGCCATACGCCGTGGCCCGATGAAAGTGCCTACGTTGGGTACGAGTGTGTTTAGTCCGCAATTGCAAACACCTCCCGGTGGCACTTATACAATGGCTGGAAGTAGTGGCTTCCCAATTGATTGGTTGATAACAAGACGAAACACTGAGGTTCGAGACTGGTATCAAACAAGTCGTTTAACCAACAACTATATGTCGCCAAATACAACGGCGGCAGAGGCGGTAAATGCATACAATTTTGCTTTAATGCAAGGTGTTGGCGCCTCTTGGGATGCTTTTTCAACTGTTTCGTATGCGTTCAGACGAGCCCCATCCGTGTTTGATGTGGTTTGCTATACGGGGACGGGAACAGCGGGGCAAACATACACACACAATCTTGGTGTAGTTCCTGAGTTAATGATCGTAAAAATTAGAAATCAAGCTGGGGCTGCTTGGGCTGTATACAACGCAGCGTCTGGAAACACAAAAGTTATTCGGCTCAATACAACTGCCGCACAAACCACAAGCTCTGCGTATTGGAATAACACCACACCAACTGCTTCAGTGTTTACTGTTGGAAATGATGGCGATGTAAACAATACCGCCGACACTTACGTCGCCTACCTCTTTGCAACCTGCGCTGGCGTTTCCAAAGTAGGCTCATACACAGGCACAGGAACAACTCTGCAAATTAACTGTGGCTTCACAGCAGGGGTAAGGTTTGTACTCATAAAGCGCACTGACTCAACTACTGATTGGTATGTTTGGGATTCTGCCCGTGGCATCGTTGCTGGTAATGATCCATATCTCTTGCTCAACAGCACAGCCGCTGAAGTGACATCGACTGACTATATTGACACCTACAGCGCAGGGTTTGAGATTAGCAGTACAGCGCCAGCCGCCATTAATGGAAGCGGTACAAACTTTATCTTCTTGGCAATCGCATAAGGAATCATCATGCAAATCAGAATCAGAGAAACAGGCGCAGTAATGTATGAGGGTGAGTTTCGTCAATTGCACTCAAGCACATCTTTCCCGCAACAAATTACTGAAGCAACTATTAACGACTTTGGCGCTGATGTTGTCTTTGAAGGCCCACAAGCTACTGGCGGCACTGTCTACCAATACTCACAAGCCGCTGGCGTAGAGCAAGTCGATGGCAAGTGGTACACCAAGTACACCCTTGGCCCTGTCTTCACAGATGGTGAAACTACTGCTGTGGAACAAGAGACTGCTTACAAAGCCGCTAAAGATGCAGAGCAAGCCAAGTCTGTTCGGGCTTCTAGGGATGCCAAGCTATCAGAGACTGATTGGCGCTATCGCCGTGACCAGACAACGACACCTGAGTGGGACGCATACTGCCAAGCCCTGCGGGATGTGCCATCTCAGGCTGGTTTCCCTTGGACTATTACTTGGCCTGATGCACCATGACCCCAGAACTTCAAAAATATTACGAAAGCCGCTTTGACATGATGTCAAACGAGGGTTGGAAGGATTTGACTATAGATATTGACATTATGATAGAGTCGCTTAATAATCTGAGCGTTATTCCTGATGAAAAGACCTTAATGTTCAAAAAAGGTGAACTTTCCATCTTGACTTGGCTGAAAACCTTGAAAGAGGTCAGTGAACGAGCCTACGAGGAATTGAATGAAAAGAATGTTTGATTTTGCCTGTGCAAACGGGCATAAAACAGAAAGACTCTGTGATTATGAGTTGCAGAGTTTTAAGTGTGAGTGCGGAGAAACAGCAAA